TGTTAGTCTCTGGTGATGATAGGCATGTTATTTGCCTTGGAACAGAAACCACGATAGCAGATACTTCTACACAAGATAATATGTTCATTCGTTGGTCTTCACAAGAAACAACAAATACGTGGGTGCCGACGCAAACAAATACAGCCGGATCTCATCGATTAACATCAGGAAATAAAATTCAAACAGCTGTTCGAAGTAGAGGTGCTGTTCTTATATGGACAGATACGTCCATGTATCAAATGCAGTTTATTGGTGCACCTTTTACTTTTGGATTTAAACAGTTAGGTTCTAATTGTGGTGCTATTGGATTGCACTCTGCCATAGATATTAGTGGTCGAGCATTTTGGATGGGCAATGATTCATTCTTTACTTTTGATGGTGCTGTTAAAAAAATTCCATGTAGTGTGCAAGATTATGTATTTGATGATATTAATCAAAACGCACAGCACGATGTTTTTTGTGCAGCAAATTCAGACTTTAATGAAGTCATGTGGTTTTATCCATCAAATGGATCTGATCAAATTGATAGACACGTGACATATAATTATGCAGAAGATTTATGGTATATTGGATCATTAGCAAGAAGCTCATGGGCCGACCGCGGTGTTTATAATAATCCATACGCTACAGAATACAGTGCAACAGATACGTCTGCATCAATTTCAACTATTTATGGAACAAAAGAAGGACGCACATTAGTATATGCACATGAAGATGGTGTGAATGCTGATGGTAGTGCAATGACATCTTATGTTGAATCAGGTGATGTAGATATTGGTGAAGGTGATCAAATTATGTCTATCTCTCGTTTTGTTCCTGATTTTAAAAATCAAGTGGGGAATGTAGACATAACAATGAAGACACGTCCTTATCCAACAGGAACACAAACAAATCATGGTAGTTTTGCAGTTGCAACAACTACAACGAAACAAGATACACGAATTAGAGGAAGACAAGTAGCCGTGCGTATTGCAAGCGACGCTACAGATGATAAATGGCGTTATGGTACATTACGATTAGATATTAAACCAGATGGAATGAGAGGCGCATAATGTCATTAATTACAGTGCCTTTGTTACCACAAGCAACAGAACAATATGATCAATCACAAATGGCACAACTTATACAAACATTGGAACAAATGATATTTGTTTTAAATAACACATATGCTCCTGAAGCTGCACGTGCTGATGATGAAGCTTTTTCTTTTTTTATGGGGGATTCACCTTCTACACAAGAAACTGATACAAGCACAATGGAATCTAACATAACAACAAATACAAATAATATATCGACAAATACAAGCAATATATCAACAAACGCAACTAATATAACAACAGCAAATACAAATATTACAACAGCAAATACAAATATTACCAATCTACAATCAAAAGTAAGTGCTTTAGAAAAACAAGTTAGATATTTAATAGCGACTAGATAATGGCTAATGTATATACAAATTATAAAGTTGATCTTTCAACAAACAGTGAAACAACTGTTTACACGGTTCCATCTGAAAGAACAGCGATTATACGATCAATTCGTATTTCAAACGATGATGTAGACAACGCATGTACTGTTACTTTAACTTTAACAAATTCAAGTTCAGCTGTATTTTCTTTAGAAAAAAATCTTAGTATAGCAGCTAAAACGTCTGAGGAAATATTAAAAGCTGCCTTAGTAGCTAAAGAATCAGAGATAATTAAAGCCACTCCACAAAATGCTAATGATCTACATATAATTTTAAGTGTGTTAGAAATATCATAATGCCTAAAAAAATAGAAAAAAAATTAAAAAAACAAGCTAATAAAAAAGGTTTAAGTAAAAAAAGAGCAAACGCCTATGTTTATGGGACAATGAGAAAAATGGGCTGGAAACCTAAAAAGTAATTGCAAAAGGATGGGAAAATGAGTATAAAAGATGAAAACGTATTAGTAGGAAAAAAACCGGCTAAAAACACTCCGGTAGAGACACAAACAACCGTTACTAACACGCAAACAGGTAAAAAATACGCCGATGAGAAAGAGGCTCAAGCGGACGTCAATAACCCTGCAACTTCCACAACAGCGAATGACATTAAACGCGATGTTGCGATCAAAGTGAATCAACTTGATATATTTGGAGAGGTAAATAATTAAATGCAGGGACTAGAGTCGCTTAATCAATTTCAGAATTTTGTATCATCTTTAGGTGGTCTTGGCCGCTTTGAGGATACGTATATGATACACGCCGCAGAAGGCGAGACCGTTGTTCCAATGGAGGTTTTAAATCAAAACCCTTTATTGAAAGAACGTTTGTTTGAATCTATGCGTGATATGGGCATACAACCAGAAAGATATATTGTAGGTAGTGAATTTAATTCTAAAAATCCTGTAACAGGGCAACCAGAATTTTTTTTAAAAAGAATTAAAAAAGCTATTGCTGATGTATCAGGATATGCAGCACCTATTGTAGGTGCAATGTATGGTCCAGCGGCAGGCGCTTTAACAGGCGCTGCAATGGGTGCTTTCAAAAGAGAAAACCCAGGTGATCCTAATAAAGCATTACAAACAGCATTACTTGGTGGTGGTTCCGGAGTAGCAGGAAATATACTTGCTGGTGATAGAGGAATGGATATTTTTACGGGTCCAGGTTATTTTCAAGGAGATTGGAGATCTTTAGGAAATAAATTTAGATTAGGAGATATGGGAATAGGAGATGCATTAGGTTCTGGCATATCTGGAGTAGGAGATTTATTAAGTTCTGGAGGAACTGGAATAGGAAGTTTATTAAGTTCTGGCATATCTGGAGTAGGAGATTTATTAAGTTCTGGCATATCTGGAGTAGGAGATTTATTATCTGGGGCAACAACATTATTAAATTTTAAAGGTGAAAAAAAGACATTAGATCAAGTGTCTATGGAAGAATTTGGTAAAACTTATGAAGAGTTAGATTCTTTTCAAAAAGAAGCTATTCTTAAAAAAGATAGAAGTGGAGGAGCTAATTTTGGAAAGTTAGCAGGCTTATTAGGTCTTGGAACTTTAATTGGTGGTAAATTAATTGGGGAACCAGAAGACATTACTATTGATGAAAGTAGACTAAGAACACCATCAATTGACACTGGACAAGTATTTAGCCCAACACAACCAACGACTGTATACACAGATTATGATATTCCTATTGTGCCATACCAAGCAGCAGAAGGTGGAATTATAGGAAATCCTCATAAAGAAAGACCAGATAGAATTCCTTTAAATGATGAAATGAAAGATCAAATGTATGATTTTCTTTTAAACTTTATGATGAAAAAACGAATGGAAGAAGAAATGGAAAAAAAATTTAGAATAACTCCATTTGATCCTGAAGCACCAATGGAAGTGGCAGATGGTGGAATTATTGATTATTTTAAATCTTTTTTTAAGGATCCGGTAAAAGATCCTGCAACGGGAGAGGGAACAGTATCAACTTTACAAAGAAAAAAATTTGAAATGTTGAATAATTTAAAAAGATCAGATCTTCCATATGATGAAGAGGAATATTTAAGACTTAAAGAATTATTAGGTAAAGCTCATGGTGGAGTTATGGATTTACGCGGTGGAGGATTTTCACTGGGTCCTGGAACAGAAAAAAGTGATTCTATTCCAGCAATGCTAAGCGACGGAGAATTTGTCATGACGGCTAAAGCAGTCAGGGGTGCAGGCGGAGGAGACCGTCGCGAAGGCGCAAGAAAAATGTATGAAGCAATGGACAGATTGGAGGCGAAAGCATAATGGCAACGCAAGAAACATTACAACAATTACAATATCCTAAGTTTATAAGCGATCGTCAACAACAAATGCTGAATACGCTTTTTGGCACAACAGCTGGCGGCGGACTTTTAGGACAAGCACAACAAATTCCTGGACAACAAGTTGCAGGATTTACACCAACACAAACAAGTGCAATGAACTTGGCAAGTCAAGGCATTGGCACATATCAACCGTATTTGGATGCAGCGCAAGCAGCACAGACCGCGGCTCTTGGAACAACGGGAGCTGGAACACAAGCATTAGCGGGTATGCAATTTGCTCCGACAGGAGAAGCAATCCAACAATACATGGATCCATATCAACAACAAGTTACACAAGAAGCATTAAAAGAAATGGATCGTCAAGGAGCCATGGCACAAAACCAATTAGCAGGACAAGCTGTTAGTGCTGGTGCTTTTGGTGGATCACGATTTGGTGTGCAACAAGCAGAACAAACAAGAAATTTACAAGATATAAAATCAAGACGAATTTTTGAAGACATGTCTAGAAACTATCAACAAGCTGTTGGTGCAATGCAAGCGGCTAATGCAGCGCGTACACAACAAGCACAAGGCTTTGCTAATTTAGGCAATGTGGCAAGTGGTATTGGACAAAGAACCGGTGCTCTTGGTCAATCACAACAAGCACAACAAGCAGCTGATGTTCAACAACAATTAGGTATTGGCGGTATGCAACAACAACTTCAACAACAAGGATTTGATGTTGGTTATCAAAATCAATTAAATGCAATGATGGAACCATATAGACGATTATCTTTTGGACAACAAATGATTCAAGGTCTTGCTCCTTTAGGTGGAACAACAACACAAACAGTGGCACCAATGCCAACAACTAATCCATATCTACAAGCAGCAGGTTCAATTGCTGGTTTAGCGGGTGGACTTGGAAGCTTGATAGGTAATAATTAGTGAGTATACTTAATCGTAAAATGTTTAGTCACGGAGGCTACGCGCACCGCGGAACAGGGATCACGTCTGGTCTAACGCCAGTTAGAATGCATGAAGGCGGTGTCGCTAATCACAAACATACCTACATGCCCGACAAGTCAGATGCGGAAGTTATGGAGCTTTTGCAGGCAGGCAGTCTAACTACAACAACACCAGGCGACACATATCAAGGCACGGAAGTTCCAACTTTAGAACAATTATACGAAAAAAAACTTCCAGTAGCACAAAGACTTTTTGGTGATCCAATAGAGCCAATGTCAAAAATGGAAAGACTATCACCTTGGTTAATGAACTTAGGTGCATCATTAATGTCCGGTAAATCTTTACAAGGAGGATTTGGCGGTGCTATGGAAATTATGGGTAATGCCATGAAA